GGGTATCCCACCCAGGATACCCTCCCTTTGAGGCTCATTACTTGGAGTACTTATGAATGGGTTACACCCAAAAGCCGCCTAAACGACCTAAGGAGCCATCTCGTAAGAAGATCCTGCGCAGTGTATCGCGCTGGCGTCAACTACGATTGGATCGCCCCGACAAGCTACCGTTTCGGCCTCGTTCTCCTTTCAAAGGGTGGACGAGGCTACGACGGCTAACTTTCGTGCGAGTACGTCCGTCAGAAAGAGTGCGTGCAAAACCTGCATTCCCTCTTAAAGGACCTCCTGGCCGTGCTTCTCAAGAGATTAAGTTCAAAGATCTCCCGTATGTCGTATCCAGCAATGGATCGGTCACGCGGGGGACTCAGAGCTGTCTCGTAAGTCAGCGGATTATAAGTACACGCTACAAAACTGCCAACTTCCGATCGAAGAAGAACAGGGACCTCAAACCCTTGGCCTACGAAATGTCACTTCAACAGTGGCACTACGGCAGGCTGCAGGTTCGGGACTCCCTCACCTACTCCGGCGGAGGTAGCAGCTCGTTCAGCGATTATCCAGCAACAAGCCTCGGTACTCCAACACTGTGTAGCTACACTGACCGCTACGCAGATATGGAGGCCATTCTGGTCAACAAGGCACTACTGAAGGTTAAAGACCTGAAGTTCAACCTTGCCCAGGCGTTTGGTGAGCGGAAACAGTCTGTGCAGCTCTTGGCTTCCAGCGTCGAGCGTCTGATCCTTGCGGGTCGCGCGCTCAAAACTGGAAACTTCGAAGCACTGGCTAAAAGTCTTGGAGTGGTGACGCACAAACGCAAACTCGTGAGAGTCCGCAAGCGTTACCGCAGCATGACTGTCGGGGAATACATACCCGATTCCGCCCTGGCGAACCTATGGTTGGAGTTTAAGTTTGGCTGGATGCCGATCTTGCAGGACATATACGGTGCTGCAGAGACGCTCGCGGAATTCCACCGCGATCGTTATACTGTCTCTACCGTTACTGCCCGTCACAAGATTGAACTGAAGGCACTAGCTTCGACCTATCCATACGGTTCGACTGGCAAGACCGCTGACTCCAGTACTGGCACGATGAACGGGAGGGTGACCTTCCGTTTTCGTACAGGCACTGGGATCTTTGGGACTGTACCACACATGGGACTTACCGATCCGCTCTTGCTCGCTTGGGAGCTACTCCCATTTAGTTTTGTCGTGGACTGGGCCCTTCCTATTGGTGACTATCTGTCAGCCTTAACAGCTACGCAGGGTGTCACTTTCCTGGATGGGTTCATCACGTACTGGACCAAACGAGACGGAATTCGGCAAATAGCTGATGTCTTCGACAACGGGAACCCTTACTTCCATCAAGTCACAGTGAAGCAGGGCAGCTTTCGCACTGAGGTTCTAAACCACAGGCGCGATGTATATGCTGCTTTTCCTCTACCTAGACTACCGGTTGTGAAGGATCCTCTCTCCGTCGATCATGTCGTGACAGCGCTTGCGCTGCTGCGACAGACTTTCAGAGTTCGATAATCAACTATCTAACCTACTGGTGACAAACCTATGGCAAGCATTGCCGATATTACCCTGGCCAATTACGCGGCCGTGGCAAAAACCTTCGCTGCTCGCTCGTCAGACGGCTCCCTTGCAACCTGGAATGAAATGAGCTCCGGGCTCTACATTGGGAACCCCGTCGTGACCCTCGGACAACGTCTGCCCGGGCCGAACGCCCGGACATACAAGGTCTCACTGAAGGTCAAACTTCCGACTATGGCGGTCACCGCACCTACGACGATGTCTGGCATTCAGCCCTCTCCTACTGTCGCCTACACGAACATGTTCAGTGGTGACTTCGTGATGGGTCAGGAGGCGTCGCTCACTGAGCGTCGTGATCTCCTGGCCTTCTCGAAGAACCTCATGGCACATTCGATCGTGACGGACGCCATCGAGAACTTCCGCGTTCCCAGCTGAGCTATGTTCCGCCCAGGTGGTCCCAACGACGTGATCTTCAAGCTGAGCGTGCTCATCGCATACTTGGCTTTGGTCATAACGTTGGTTGTCGGTGCCCTCGCGGGTACCTACTACGCTGTTAACTACTTGCTGACCTTACCGGTCTTTAAGTAAAAGTTCTTAGGAGATTTCAAGTGACTCAGTCACGTGGAAACAGAGCCTCGTGGAACACGAGGCTCAGTGCGGCTGAACATCAGACGTCCGAGCGAGGTGCTCTCCGTCTCTATGAAGCACTGGACACACCGATCAGCTTGAGTTGTTACCTGCTCCTGAAACACAAGGAGTATACTCAGCTGATCGAGAAGAGGGTTGACCCCCTCCAGTATCAGAATGCTTCTAGCTTCAAGAGGGACTACCAGGCGGTATCGTATCTCAGTAAATTCCCTGATTTTCCTACGGGAATTGACAAAGACGCGGTGGCGCTTGGCAAGTTTCTTGAAGCGGAATCCATCTGCAGGCAGACAAATCGCCGTCTTAAAGAGCGTGCTTCTGGAGTTTTTAGTACTCCGGACGTTGAGTCAGTATTGTTTCTGGCTCAGCGTAAAATTGCACACATCCTCGGACGTTGGCGACCATCATACCTGCTCGATGGAGGTTTTGGCCCAGGCGTGACTTCTAGTTGCCGTGGGAGCAAAACGGGCTTAAGCGAAAAGTTCAGTTCCGAGCTAGACGCAACTCGCGATGCGCTCAAGTATCTCAAACCGTTGATTGGATGCACTCCGCTGTGGTCAAAAGCTATAGCGGGTGTCGAGCCTTTTGGGCCCGACTTTAGTGCGCTGGTCCGACCGACGATCGTAGATGCTGACCGTATTACTTTCGTTCCGAAGAACGCTAAGACGAATAGAACCATTACTGTCGCCGCGACCCTGAATATGTTCTTTCAGAAGGCCATTGGCGACGTGATTCGAACTCGTCTGAAGCGTTGCGGGGTTGACCTGAACAGCCAACTCCGAAACCAAACCCTTGCACGTGACGCATCTGTTACGGGACGCTACGCCACAGTCGACTTATCATCGGCTAGTGACACGGTATCCCGCGAACTCGTATGGGACTTGCTTCCATACGATTGGTCACGCGTAATGGACGACGTACGACATAAGTGCGGTCGCTTGCCCAACGGTCAGACCATCTCTTACGAGAAGTGGTCCGCCATGGGTAACGGCTACACTTTCGAGCTCGAGTCGCTCATCTTCTACGCCCTGGCCGTTGGTGCAAGCCAATATGTCGGGGTCGAAGTTGAGAA